ATGAAAGTCCCCGCCTGGAATATTGACGCTGCGTTGGCAGCGGCTGTCGTGCAGCGGTTCGCGGCAAAGAAAACGCCTCCGGTGCTCGACTACGAGCACCAGACCCTGTGGAAAGAGGAAAACGGGCAGCCGGCACCCGCTGCTGGCTTCTTCCGCGCCCTGGAGTGGCGTGAGGGCCAGGGCTTGTTCGCCCAAGTCGAGCTAACCGCCCGTGCAAAGCAGTACATCACCGATGGCGAGTATCGCTATTTCAGCCCTGTCTTCCTGTTCGACCCCGTGACGGGTGACGTCCTGGACCTTCAGATGGGAGCGCTCACCAACAACCCGGCTATCGACGGCATGCAAGCCCTAAGCGAGCGCGCTGCAGCCACTTTCCAACTGACCATCGATCCATCCAACGAGGAACCGCTCGTGAATCCACTGCTGAAAGCGGTGCTTGCCGCACTCGGCCTGGCCGAGAACACCACCGAGGAGCAGGCCATCGCCGCGCTCTCCGCCCATACCACTGACCTGGCCTCGATGCGCAAGCAGCTGGGCCTCGACGACACTGCTGCCTGCAGCGCCATGCTTGCAGCCTGCACTGGGCTGAAAGCCAAGGCAGCGACCGCAGTAGATCCGGCCAAGCATGTTCCCGTTACCGTCGTCGATGAGCTGAAGAGCGAGATCGCGGCGCTGACCATCCGACTCGGCCAACGCGACGAGAAGGAACTGGATGCCGAGATCGCGACTGCACTGGAAGACGGCCGGCTGCACAAGAGCATGGAAAAGTGGGCTCGGGAGTTGGGCAAGGAAAACCGTGCCTCTCTTACTGCGTACCTTTCCGCTGCACAGCCGATCGCTGCACTGTCCGGCTCGCAGACTCGGGGCCAGCCGCCGGTACCGGACGAGAAAACCGGGCTGACGGCCGACGAACTGGCCGTATGCACGGCCATGGGTATCACCATTGAGGCCTTCAAGGCCGCGAAGGAGGCCTGAGCATCATGGCCCTGACCAAAGACCGCAACACCCCACGCCGCGACGGCATGCAGTTCAACGACCCGGTGGCGGCCAACGCCAAGATCTTTGCCGGCAGCCTGGTGTGTCTCGACGCTTCGGGCAACGCCGTACCAGGAGCGCTGTCGACCACCATTGCGGCGCGCGGTATCGCCCAGGAGCAGGTCGACAACACCGGTGGCGCCGCCGGCGCCAAGCGTATCGAAACCCGCCGGGGTGTATTCCAGCTCGCCAACAGTGCCTCGGCCGACCAGATCACCCGCGCCGACATCGGCAAGGAGTGCTTCATCGTCGACGATCAGACGGTCGCCAAGACCTCTGCCACTGACACCCGCTCGGTTGCCGGCGTCGTCCGCGATGTGGATGACGGCGGTGTCTGGGTAGAGATCTAAGGAGCAGCATTCAGATGATTATCAACCAGCAAAACCTGCGGAACCTCTTCATCGGTTACCGCGCGGCGTTCCAGAATGCCTTCGCAGGTGTTCAGCCTGACTTCAACCAGTTCGTGCTGACCGTGACGTCCGGTAATGCCTCCGAGCAGTATGGGTGGCTCGGTAACTCGACCGCGTTCCGGGAATGGCTCGGCGACCGAGTGATCCAGAACTTGGGCGTGCACGACTACACCATCAAGAACAAGACCTTCGAGAACACCGTAGGTGTTCCTCGCGAGAGCATCGAAGACGACAGCTACGGGCTGTTCACCCCCTTGATGGGGCAATTGGGCCAGGACTCCGCGATGCACCCGGCGGAACTCGTCTACGCGCTGCTCAGTGGTGGTTTCACTCAAACCTGCTACGACGGCCAGTACTTCTTCGACACCGACCACCCGGTAACTAGCGCGGCTGGCAACGAGGTTTCCGTCAGCAACTTCCAGGGCGGCAGCGGCACACCGTGGTTCCTGCTCGACACCACGCGAATCATGAAGCCGCTGATCCTACAGAAGCGGAAGGACTACAACTTCGTGACCATGGACGCCGAGAAAGACGAAAACGTCTTCATGCGTAAGGAGTACGTATACGGCGTTGACGCGCGCTTGAATGCCGGTTTCGGGTTGTGGCAGCTCGCCTACTCCTCCAGGGAAGCGCTGGATGCGAGCAGCTTCAACGATGTCTACGCGGCGATGCAGAGTTTGCGTGGAGATAAGGGCAAACGACTCGGTATCCGACCGAAGCTCCTGGTCGTTCCGCCATCGCTGCGCAGCCAGGCGTTGGAAGTGGTCAAGGCCGAACGCAATGCGGCTGGAGCCACCAATATCAACCGCGACGTGGTGGACGTGCTTGTCACCCCGTGGCTGGCGGCCTGACGGAGGCGTGCAATGGCAGGTAAGAAAAGAACTGCAGATCAACCCGAGGAGCGGTCCGGCGTAGCAGTAAGCGCGGACACAGGCCTGTCTACTGGTGATTTCACTTCTCCGCCTGGGGTTTCCGCCGGTCCCCAGGTTGTGGAGCAGCCAGGGGAGACCATTGCTCAGGATGCCCAGCTCGGCCAGCAGAGCGGAGACGCTGCTCCGTCGCCTGACGCGGCTCTGCAGCCAATGGCCAGCGCCAAGGGAGCGGCAGGTGAGGACGAGGTAGAAGCACTGTTCGTCCGTTCCGTACCGGATAGCTTCCGGCGCTGTGGCCATCGTTTCACGCGAGAAGGCCACGGCATTGCACTCTCGCTGTTGAGCGACGCCCAGGTCGATGCACTGCTCAATGATCCGAATCTGGTCGTCGAGCACTGCTCGTTTGCACTGAAGGATGTGAGCTGACCATGGACTACATCACTCTCGTCCACCTCGCCGAACGTCCTGGTGCAAAGGAGCTGGCTCAAGTCGCCACCGCCCAGCACCTGAAGATCGTCGATTCCGCGCTCCTCGATGCCGCGTTGCGTGGTGGAGATCTGAGTGCCTGGACGCCGGAGCAGGTGGCGGGGGTTGATCTCGTCCTGGAGCGAATCACCGAGGCCATGACCGAGGCCGAAAGCATCGTCAATGGTTACCTGGCCAAGCGAGGCTACGGCCTGCCGCTGAGTCCGGTGCCTGGCCTGGTTACCGGCTGGGTGCGCGACATCGGTCGCTACCTACTGCACAAGGACCGAATCTCAGACGACAAGGACGCCATCCTGCGCAACTACAAGGATGCCTTGAAGTTCCTGCAGATGGTCGCCGACGGCACGTTCAGTCTCGGCGCCGAGGATCCGATCGCCAACAATCCCATGTTGGCCGATGTTCGCTTCGATGCCGACGAGAACGTATTCAATCGCCAGCAGCTGAGGAGCTTCCGGTGAGCAACGCTCCTTTCGATCACCGTCTGGTCATCGAGCGCCTCACCGCTACGGTGCCGGCGTTGCGACTGATCGGCACGGCAGCGGACTTCGGAGCAGTTAAGGCGCTGCGGGACTATCCAACGCCGGCCGCCTATGTGCTGCTCGCTGAGGAAAGCGGTGAGCCGCGACCAACCGGCAATAGCGGTGGGCCTACCCGGCAGCGCGTCGGCGCGCTGTTCGGCGTTGTGCTGGCCGTCCGCAGCTACCGATACGACCAGTTGGCCGATGCGGCCGACGATCTCCAGTCGATTCTCGACCAGGTTCGCGGCGCGATGGTGGGCTGGGTACCCAGTTTGCCCTTGGCCAGGGGAACCCAGTTCGTTACCGGCAAGGTGCTGGACTCTGACGACACCACGCTCCTCTGGGGCGAGATCTATTCCACTCAACACGCCATCGGGAGAGACCCATGAGCACCAAGCAAGTCGCCGATACCGCTGAAGTGAAGCGGGAGAAGGTCATTCTGATCGCTGATCACATCCATGGTGAACAGAAGTGCAAGACGGGTGACGAGATCAGTGTCACCAGCATCGAGAAAGAATGGTTGATCCGCCACAAGCGCATTGCTGCGCCGGCCGATCAGGCCGCTGCCGCCGGCAAGGCGAAGGAGTAACCCCTCATGTCTCTGATTTCTCTCCAAGGCAAGATCTGGATGGCTGAGCGCAGTGCTCAAGGCAAGGCGTTGAAGCAGACCTGGGTGGGCAATGCCCCGACCTGTGAACTGCAGTTGGCCACCGAAACCACCAACGTGACCGAGAGCTTCAGCGGTAATCGCCTGCAGTACGGCCAGCTCGACCGTGGAAAGACCGCGACGATTAACCTGACGCTCGACGAATGGCTACTGCCCAACCTGATCCTGGGGCTGTACGCGCAGCAGGTCGCCATTCCCGGCGTGACGGTAACTGGCGAGGCGCTTCCCACGCCGATTGCGGTTGGTGATGTGTTCCGCCTGGCAAAACCCTTCATCAGCGATCTGGTGCTCACCCAGTCGAGCACTCCGCTCGTCGCAGGAACCGACTACAAGATCGAATCTGCCACGGCCGGTCTGATCGAGTTCCTGACTGCCCAAGCATCTGCGGTAAGCGCCGCCTATGAGTCCGAGGAAGCTGTGGCGCTGACGATGTTCACCCAACGGCCTCCGGAGCGCTGGCTATTCCTGGACGGCATCGACACCGAAACCGGCAAGCCGGTCTTGGTCGACTTGTTCCGCTGCAAGTTCAACCCGGTCGGAACTCTGGCAATGATCCATGAGGAATACGGCAATCTGCCGTTGACCGGCAGTGTCCTGTATGACCCGCTGAATGCCGGTGATCCGATGCTCGGTGGATATGGCCGATACATCGAGAAGAAGGCGGCCTGACCATGGCGCGGAAGGTAACCAGGAAGAAATCTGCCACTGGTGCAGAGGACCTGTCTGTCATCAACCCCGACCGCACGATAATCATTGCAGGCCGGGACGTGGTGATGCGCGAGTATGGGTTCTTCGAGTCGCTGGAGTTGCTCCCTCTGTTGGAACCGATCCTGGTCGACCTTGAGGAGCAAGCGAAAGCGGGGGCGCCCTGGCCAGGCATCGAGGCGGTTCCTTCTTTCCTGGGTAATCACTTCTCGGTCCTGGTTCATCTGATTGCCAAGGCCGCTTCGGTCGATATGGAGTGGATGCGCGGACTTGGTGCAGACGACGGCTATGAACTGGTCTGGTGGTGGTGGATCGTCAATGGCCCTTTCTGCAAGCGCTGCGCCGAGAAACGTCTGCTGACGGCGCAGGCCATCGCCGAGCAGGCCAGGAAGCGGGACGCTGGTCAGACGCCATCGACTACCTCGTCGCCGCCGGCTACGGCTCCGTAGCCGACATTGGCAAGATGACTCGTCGGCAAATCCTGCTGCAGCTCGACGCGGTGGAGCGACGACATCGGCGCGAACGCGCTGAACGGGTGATCGACGTCAACTTCGCTTTTGCGGGCGGTCAGGACGCTGAACGTCACCTGCAGAAGCTTCTAAAATAGAAAGCGGCCTCCGGGCCGCTTTTTCGCGTCTTCCAAAAGACCTCACTGCTTGCGCGCGCGACCATTCGGGTACTTCCTCCGAATGTGATTCGCAAATGGCAAATCGAGATCTCGAAATCGCCCTTCGGCTGCGTGCCGACATGAAAGACGGCCAGGCTGCCGTCGAAGCTTTGGCAGCCGCGATCAGGGATGTCGGTAGCAAGGCGTCCGAGGCCGGCACGGGCCTGCAGAAAGTCGGTGCTACCGGCGCCGTCGACCAGGCCCAAGGGGCCATCGACAAGCTCGGCCACTCGCTGGATGGTGTGAGTGCCAAGGCGTCCGAGGCCGGCAAGGGCCTACAGAAGGTCGGGACTACCGGGGGCGTTGATCAGGCCCAGGCGCCCATCGACAAGCTCGGCCACTCACTGGATGGCGTGAGTGACAAAGCGTCCGAGGCCAGCAAGGATCTGCAGAAGGTCGGGGCCACCGGGGCCGTCGATCAGGCCCAGGCCTCCGTCGACAGGCTTGGCCAATCCCTGGACTCCACAGGTAAACGCGCAGGCGACGCATCCCGTCAGATCACCCAAGTCGGCGAATCCGCAGAGCAACAAGCTGCTCGAATCAAGGCAATGGTCGCGGCATCGCTGCAGCAAAAGTCTGCGCAAGATGAGGCGGCAGATAGCACCCAGCGACTGAATACCGCTGTCCAGGCAGGAAACACCGCTTGGAGGGATAGCGCTCAGGCGCAGTCCAACGCCATGAACACCTTCCACAACGCCGAGCGCGCCCGTGTCCAGCAGGTCGCTGCGGAAAAGCGCGCGGCGGAAGCTGCAGCCGCCGCTGCTGCTGAGACCTCTCGGCAGGAAGCGGCAGCCCGCAAGCTTCTCGGGGCTATTGATCCAACTTACCGCTCCCTCGCTCAATTGGCGGACCAGGAACGACAGCTCACCGAGCACTTTCGTGCTGGTCGTATTGAGGCTACGGCGTACGCAAGCGCCTTGGACAGAATCCGAGCGCGGCGTGATGTCCTCAATGGCATTGGCAACGATGCCAGGACCTCTACCGTGGCTCTCAATAGCATGGGAGCGGCTATCCGTCGAGTGCAGGGCCTGTTGGTGGCAGGCGTAGCTGGGTACGGCGTAGCGTCCTTCTCCAAGGAAGTCGTCAACACCAACCTGCAGTGGCAGCAGGCGTTGTACACCATGGAGGCAGCTACGGGGTCGGCGGCGAAGGCGAGGCAGGAGTTGGAGTACGTCCGCGAGGTCTCCGAACGCCTCGGCTTGGAGCTGCTCAACACCAGCCAGGCCTATTCCCGCCTGGTGGCGGCCGCGAAAGAAACCCCAGAGCTAGGCGGTTCCCTGCGCACGATCTTCGAAGGCGTCGCCTCGGCCACCACTGCGCTGCACCTCACCCGCCAGGAAACCAACGGCATCCTGCTCGCCCTGGAGCAGATGGTCAGCAAGGGCAAGGTCCAGACCCAGGAGCTAGTTCTGCAACTCGGCCAGCGCGTTCCCGGCGCGTTCTCGCTTGCCGCCAAGGCTCTGGACACCAACACCAAGCAGCTCAGCGAGTGGCTGGAAAAGGGCATGATCCCGGCGGCCGAGTTTCTGCCGCGGTTCGGCGCTGCCCTGCAGGAGGCTTATGGGCCAGCCTCACAGAAAGCGGCCACCGGCTTGCAGGCCGAACTCAACCGTTTGGAGAACGCATTCACTGACCTGAAGATCCAGGCTGGCGAGTCGGGGTTCATCGACACCTTCACTCAGGCCGTGCGAGATCTGCGTGATGTGCTGAAAGATCCGGCGGTGGTGGAGGGCCTGAATCTCCTGATCAAGGGCCTGGGTACTGCCATCGGTTATGCGGCCAAGGGGGCTGCGGGCGTCGTCAACGTCACCAAGTTCGTCGCGGAGGAGATTGCGGCGCGCGTGAACGGTCCCGCCGGTGATGACGTACCCCGCTTGGACGATGCCATCGCTCGTGAAACCGAGTACATGGCGCGGGTCCAGTCCGCGCTTGACGATGCCTACGAGAAGAACGACCAGAAGCGCATCCAGCGATACGAAGAAGCACTCAGCAAGGCACAAGCGCAGATCCAGCAATGGCAGGACCAGCGTGACGCGGTGCTGAACGGTGCCGGCCAGGTCGCGGCGCTACCCGCGACTACGGTCACCGGTACAGGCCCCACCACCAAGACACCCTTCACGCCATCAGGCGGCGAAGACAAGGCCGCTGCGCGCCTGGCCAAACAGAACGAAGACTGGGTCAAGCAGTTGGAGAAGGAAGCGGCGACCTACGGCAAGGGCCGGGCTGCGTTGCGTGAGTACGAGCTTGACCAACGCAATCTGACAGGAGCCCTGGAAGCCCGCGCTCGCGCCGCCTGGGCGACCCTGGATGCGGCAGAAAAGCAGAAGAAGGCCGACGAACAGGCAAAGAAAGACGCCACAACCCTGAAGCAACTCAACCTGGACTACCTTCGGGCCACCGGCCAAACCGTCGAAGCGGCCGGCGCCGAGATCGAGAAGAAGTACGGCGACCTGCAGAAGCGTCTGCTCGCCACGGGTGACACCGAAGGCGCCGGCCTGGTCAGCAAGCTGATGGGAATCGAGAAGGCCAAGGCTGAGCTGCAGCAGCTCCAGGACCAGGTCGACCGGATCTTCGGCGAGCAGTCTCGGCAGGAGTCGAGTATTCAGGCCGCCCAGCAGGCCGGTCTCGTCAGCGAACTGGCCGCGCGGCAGCAACTGCTAGACCTGCATCGGTCCACCGCCGACGAGGTAGAGCAACTTGTGCCTCGCATGGAAGAGCTGGCCAAGGCAACTGGCGATCCGGCAGCGATCGAGCGCGTGAAGGATCTCCGCCAGCAGCTCGAAAACACCCGCGTGGCCGCCGACCAGCTCACTTTGGCTCTGCGATCCGGTATCGAGAACGGCATGCAGGATGCGCTGCGCGGTCTCGCCGATGGCACCCTGTCGCTGCAGGAGGCCGCAGTTTCGTTCCTGCAGGCGGTTAGCCGATCGCTGGCCGACGTTGCCGCGCAGCAGCTGGCCCAGAAGGCTACAGCAGGGCTCATGAGTCTGTTCGGCCAAGGTGAGCAAGACACCAGCATGGTAACGGGAGCCGCGGCCGTGACATCGGCTGCGGGGGCTCTGGCTGCGGCCGGAGGAACGCTGGTTACTGGCGCAGCTGCTCTACAGAGTGCCGCCGGGAGTCTTGCGCTGGCGAATGGGGTAAAGGGAGCAGGTGCCGCTGCCAGTGGTGCCGGTGCGGCAGGTGCGGCTGCCGGTAGTGGCGGGTGGTGGTCCTCGATCACAAGCATGTTCGGGTTCGCCGAGGGCGGCCAGGTCCGCGGCCCTGGGACTCCAACAAGCGACAGCATCCCAGCCTGGCTTTCGGATCAGGAAGTCGTCATCAGGGCCGCGGCCGCAACCCAGCCGGGCATGACCCCGCTGCTCCTGGACATCAACAAGCGTGGTTGGGCGGCGCTACATGACTGGTCCGGCGCTGTGCGGCACGCGACGGGCGGCATAGCCAGCATTCCCGCACCCGCAATGCCTGCTCCGGGCCTGGCTGCTTCGCGCCTACAAGAGCCTGCGAAAAACCTCGGTACCACCCTGAAAAACAGCGTGAACCTCCACGTCTATGACGATCCGCAACGGATCGTCGATGGCGCCTGGAGTAAGGCTGGGCAGGAAAACTTCTGGCTGACACTAAGCCGCGATCCTCAACGAGCACGACAACTACTGGGAATCAACTGATGGCCACCGAATTCGGCACAGCCGCTGATCACGCCGACCTGGTCGAGCGACTCGTCCAGTTCCTCACCGCCCACCCGACGCTCGTCGCAGCCGGCCAGGCCTACGAGAAGGTTTTCGACAACACCATTCCCGCATCCGGGACGGCGATCGCGATTCGCCAAGTGACCCTGCGTGCTCCTGGCCTCGGCGGCGAAGACAGCATCTTCATGGGCGTCCAGTCCTACGGCGACACCGCGCTCGACTACTACAACGTCCGGCTGATGGGCGGTACCGCGTTCAATCCTGGCGCGCTGCCGCCGGGTGGCGACTTCTGGACGGCGTTCGTCAACTACAGCCCGCGGGTGCAACTGCTGGGCTGGAACCAGCCGATGCCCTACTGGTTCTTCGCCAACGGCCGACGCTTCTGGGTCGTCGTGAAAGTCTCGACGATCTACGAGTCGGCCGGCGCTGGCTTCATCCTACCGCCGTGCCCGCCGTCGCAGTTCCCGTATCCGCTGGCTGTCGTGGGGTCGTATCGCGGAGACGTCGCCGCCCGCTGGTCCGACGTGAGCGACCGTCATCGGGGCATCAGCAGCCCGTTGGAGCGCAGCTGTTATGTCCGCGACCCGGCGGGCCGCTGGCTGGGTTTCACCGTCGCATCGAACAGCAACAACGAGTCCGACTACAACAATCGGACCCTTCTGCCGCTCGGTTGCGGTCGCTACACCGGCAGCGGTGGCGAAAGCGTGATCAACCAGCTCCGAGACTCTTTCAGCAAGTTCCCCCTGAAGGCGCTGTCGTTCGTGACCCGAGAAACAGAGGGACGCCGGTACCTCGGTGACTTCGACGGTGCCTTCTACGTGCCAACGCTCAACTCCGGCGCCGAAGACGTCATCACCGAGAACGGAGTCGATCACGTTGTTTTCCAGACGGCGTGGCGGTCTGGCAATCCCTGGCTCTTCGCAATTAGGGCGGACTGAACATGGCCTACTTCACCGGAACAGCGAACAACCCGTCGGATCTGCTGGGCAAGCTCCGCGCCCACGCTGAAACCCTGGGCTGGGTCACCGATCGTGCATCAGCATCAGAGTGGCTCTGCCACAACGCCGACGGCTACTGGTCATTCAACGCCGGCACCAATCAATGGCTACTCACCGGAAATACAGGGTTCGACAACTCCAAGGCGTGGAACGCGCAGCCGGGCAATTCAGTACAGAACACTCCTTATTCGTCGACTGGGCCAACCGAGGCCCAGCTCAGTGCCGGGCCGTACTCGCGCTACCACCTGTTTGGCACAGCAGCCTACTTGCACCTGCATGTGGAGATCGCTGCCGGACAGTTCCGGCCTGTGTTGGTCGGTTCGCTCAATAAGCGCAGTGTGGGATATGTAGGCGGTCAGTATGTCTGCGGCTCGTTCATCTATACCCCTGGCCAAGCGCTGACAAACAATTGGTCGTCACACCCCTTCGATGGCTACCACATTCGGTACAGTGGCGGCGGCAGCGTGCTGCGGCTGGACAGCCTTGACGGCGGCCCTTCGCCGGAGTGGCTGCCGTTCGACTACACAACGAACGTCTCCCGGCGCGTCGTCGGCCCCGGTCGCGGAAACTACAGCAGTCAGTACCATCCCGACGTGGGGCTGATCGACGCGAGCGCCAACGAGCTGAACAGCTCGACCAACGTTGTGCCGTGTGCAATTTATGCGTTCGGCGCTCAGCAGCGTTCGAGGTACATCGGCGAAGCGCCTGATTTCGGTCTGTGCCGGATGGACTTCCTCGCGCCTGGGGACTCGATCACGATCGGAACCGACACCTGGCGCGTCTTCCCTTTGCTGCAGCGCGGAACAGCAAACGATTTCGGCAACACCAGCGCGCTGGTCGGGTATGCATTCCGGGTGGTCGAGTAATGGCGACGTTTCCGGGGTTCCAGGTGCCGAAGCCTGTGGAGGGGATCGTTGCCGGCATCACGCCAAACATCTCCACTCTGGACATGAACCAGGACATCACCCTGGGCTCGGCCAGCGCCTCGACCTTGGCTGGCAGCTATGGGGCACACCAGCCGGTTGACGTCATTCACTCGGCGTACTCGGCAGTTCACCAGTCCGACCTGGCCGAGAACTTCTACAACCGCATCTGGCTGATCCCTGGCCGATTGGATCTGGGGAACGTCGTGAGCGTACAGGAGCGCCCAGTCTCGGTCTGGAACGCCCACTTCACGCCCCGCACCCTGTCGCGGATCGATCGCGACGCCGCCGATGGCATCAGCCTGGCCGGCCAGCCGTCTCCGCCGTTGCCGTTCGCGGCGCTGCAGGAGCGCATCTGGACTGTGGCCGTGTCGACGGATGGACCGCCGGTAGTGGACGCGCGCATCGTCTGGCAACTGCAGGACGAACAGCCGTTGATCCTGGTCATTACCGGAAACCGGATCATCGCCTGGACGTTCGCGCCGGACTGGGCTGAAGGTGTTCAAGAGTCGCTGGAGTGGCTGACCGAGCTGCTGACCAGTACGTCGGGAGTCGAGCAACGGCGATCGCTGCGCCTGTCACCCCGGCGTTCATTCGAAGCCGAGTTCTACGCAGAGGGGCGCGAGCGAGTGCTCCTCGATCTCAGCTTGGCCGGCTGGGGCGGACGGATATGGGCGCTGCCGGTGTGGCCGGACATCCAGCTGCTGGCAAGCGTCACCGTGGCCGGCGCACAAACGGTCGAGTGCGACACCCGCTGGCGGGATTTTCGTGCTGGGGGCCTTGCGCTGCTGCGCGGTGAGTCAGCATTCGAGTACGAGGTCGTGGAGATCCAGGACCTGGCGGCGTCGGCCATTCAGCTTGCGCGCCCGGTTCAGCGGCGCTGGCCGGCCGGCTCCCGCTTGTACCCCATTCGCACCGCACAGCTGACGGAGCAACCGGCGCTGACTCGGCTGACCGACACCCTCTACAGCGCACAAGCGCGGTTCCTGGTGATGGACAGCAGCGACTGGCTGGAGGTCATGCCGACGGCAACGTACCGGGGCTGGCCTGTCCTCGATCGTCGGCCCGAAGAGTCAGAAGACTTGTCCCTGTCGTATCAGCGCCTGCTCGATGTCCTGGACAACGAAACTGGCCTGCCGCAATTCGCCGACCAAGCTGGGGTCGGTTTCCCGGTGCATGGCTTCCGCTGGCAGACCGAGGGCCGAGAGGAGCACGCGGCGCTGCGCAGCCTGCTGTACGCCCTGCGCGGCCGACAGAAAGCGATCTGGATTCCGACCCATGCCGCCGACCTGGTGCTGGTCGACACAGTGGCCGCGACCAGTTCCGTCCTCGATGTCGAGCTGGTTGGCCTGGCGAGGTTCTTCAGGGCTGATGCGCCCGGCCGGCGTGATATCCGCATCGAGCTGTACGGCGGGCAGGTCTTCCATCGGCGCATCCTCGACGTCAGTGAGCTGAACGTCGACGTCGAGCGCATGGCGATCGACAGCGCGCTCGGCACAGTTGTCCGGCCGAGCGACGTTGCGCGCATCTCGTTCATGACCCTCTGCCGGCAAGACAGCGACAGCGTGCAGATCACCCACGAAACCGACACCGACGGCATCAGCACAGCCAGCACGGTGTTCCGAGGAGTACGCGATGAGCTTCAGTGATCGCGAGCGGTCGCTCGCCGATGGCCAGGCGATCAGCTTGTACGACTTCCGCCTCGGCCCGATCCGTTGGACCTACACAACAGCGAATCGAGACATCGAGTTCAACAACATGACCTTTCGGGCGCGGCCTGTGAGCGATGATGGACGGCGCATGACCGGCCAGGTCAGCGCCGACATCATGACGGTTACTGGCCCGAGCGACTTGGAAGTCGCGCAGCTGTACCGGGGCGCTCGGCCATCGAAGGCTCCAACATTGACCGTCTGGGACATCCACTGGAACGAACCGCAGGGGCTTGTGGTGTGGATGGGCAGGATCGACGAGGTGAACTGGCCGGCCGACAGCCGGGTGCAGATCAAGTGCCGGCTGCTCGGAACAGAACCGCGTACATCGATCAGCCTCGCATGGGGACGTGAGTGCCCTTACACGGTGTTCGATCACAACTGCCGGGCAGACCGCGAGCAATACCGCGTGCCGTTCACCGTCGAGTTGCGTGATGGCAACAGCGTGACGGGGGCCGGCAACGCGATCGGCGGCTACCCCGATGCTTGGTTCCGCGGAGGCTACGTCGAGTGGGACAGCGGCCAGGGAGTGATCGAGCAGCGTGGTATCCAGCAGCACACCGGCAACCGCCTGGTCCTGGTGGGTGGCACCTCGCTGTTGGCTCCTGGTACTCGGGCTGTCGCGTTCCCCGGATGTGATCAGCTCATCCAAACCTGCAACGACAAGTTCAACAACACAGCGAACTGCGGTGCAGTGCCATTCCTTCCGGGCAAGTCGCCGTTCGACGGCGATCCCTGGTGGTAGGAGTCATCCATGTGGGTGCAAATCGCGATTCTGGTCGCGTCGTATTTGATCAGCAGCGCTACTTCTGCGAAAGCGCCGAAGCCGAAACCGGAGGCGCTGACTTCCGAAGATCTGCCTCAGACCGAAGACGGCACTGGCCACTACGTGATCTTCGGCGATGTGTGGATCGAGGACTGGATCGTCCTCGGTACCGGTAACGAGCGGATGAAGGCAGTCAAATCGAAAGGGTCGAAGAAGTGACGGATCTGATCATCACAACAGCGCATCTGCGCAGTGTGCCAGGGCTGACCAGCCGACCGGGCTACTGCGTATCCGGTGCGAGGGCCTGGTTCAACGCCCACGGCCTGGACTGGCACCGGTTCGTTGCCGAGGGAGTGCCAGCATCGGTGCTGGAAGCTACCGGCGACGAGCTGGCCCTACGCCTTGTCAACCACGCTCGTGCGGAGGCGGGAAATGGGCGGCCGTAGCAAAGCGCAAACGATGGGCTGGCGTTACTACATGGGTATTCTCATGGGGTTTGCGAGAGGCCCGCTTGACGAGATGGTCGAGATCAAGGCCGGCGACCGTACCGCTTGGAAGGGGTCGGTCAAGAGCAACCAGACCATCCAGATCCAGGCCGGTGAGTTGTTCGGTGGGGACAAGGCGGAGGGTGGCATCGCCGGGCCGCTAGACGTCATGTTCGGCGCCCCGGACCAATCCGTGAATCCTCGCTTGGCGGCGATGGTAGGTGGCCTGGTGCCCGCGTTCCGTGGCGTCACCACTGCTTTCTTCGACGGGCAACTCTGCGCGATGAACAAGTACCCGAAAGCCTGGATGAGCCGGTGGCGGCGCGCGCTGAACGGATGGGACGGTGGAGTTTGGTATCCCGAGAAGGCCGTGATCAGCCTTGCCGGCGGCGAGGTCAAGGCGATGAACCCCGCCCACATCTTGTTCGAATGCCAGACCAACCGCGACTGGGGCCGCGGCAAAGATCGCGGCCTGCTGGACCAGGCCTCGTATCGCACGGCCGCAGATACGTTGTTCGCCGAGGGCTTTGGTCTGTGCCTCAAGTTTCGCGTGGCAGACGAGTTGGACAACTTCGAGCAGACCGTCCTCGATCACATTGGCGCCACTCAGTTCCTTTCCCGCTCGACCGGACTCTGGACGCTGCGGCTGATCCGTGACGACTACGACGTCGCGACGCTGCCCGTATTCGATGAGGACAGCGGGCTGCTCGGGATCGACGAAGACAGCATCACATCGCTCGACGGCACGGCGAACCAGTTCGTCGTCGTGTGGCACGACCCGATCACCAACACCGACCGGCGTGCCCGTGCGAAGAATGCCGGCGCGATCCGCGCGGCCGGCGGCGTGATCACTACGACGAAGGAGTATCCGGGCCTACCGACCGGCGAGTTGGCCGGCAGGGTGGCGGCGCGCGACTGCAACGTGTCGACGTCGGCTATCCGCAAGCTCCAGTTGCGGCTCGATCGGCGCGCCTATGCGCTGAACCCCGGCGACGTGTTCTGCGTTCGCAGCCGGAAGCGCGGGATCGAACTGATCGTCCTACGCGCCGGAAAGATCGACTATGGCACCCTCACGAGGGGCACCATCGCCATCACCGCGCTGGAAGACGTGTTCGGACTGCCGGCAGCCGGGACGTCCGCAGTCCAGCCGCCGAACTGGACCCCGCCCGACCGCACCCCGCGGGTCATTGCGACCCGCAGGCTCATCGAGGCGCCGTACCGTGATCTCGCGGCGGCACTGAGCGATGCAGATCTGGCGCAACTGCAGCCAGAGACAGGCATCCTCGCGGCGCTGGGCATGCGGCCGTCCGGCCTGCAGATGAACTACGCGCTGCTCAGCCGCGTGGGATCTGCATCGTTCGAAGAGCGGACGTCCGGCGACTTCTGCCCGGTCGCGACGATCTCAGCAGATATCGGCCGGGGCCTGACCAGCGTCAGCGTCACGCTTGTCCAAGGGGTTGACCTTGACCTCGTCGAGGTGGGCTCGGCCGCGATGATCGATGACGAGATCTTCCGCGTCGACGCGATCAACGCCGCGGCCGGCACCGCGGTGCTCGCGCGGGGATGCGTCGATACGGTGCCAGCGCCGCATGAGGCCGGCGCGCTGATCTGGTTCTACGAGGATTGGGCAACAGAGGACACGCGTGAGTACGTGACCGGCGAGACAGTGAACGTGAAGCTGCTGAGCCGCACCAGCTCGGCGACGCTCGCAGAGAGCCTCGCGCCGGTCGACTCGCTGCGAATGAACCAGCGCCAGGCGCGGCCTTATGCGCCTGGCCGGGTGCTGGTGTGTGGTGTGGCGTATCCGACGAAGACCTACGGTGTGCTGACCGTGTCGTGGGCGCACCGCAACCGGCTGCTGCAGGCCGATCAACTGGTTGACTCGTCTGCGAGCAGCATATCGCTGGAAGCTGGCACGACATACACGCTGAGCATCTACAGCGGTTCCAGCCTGAAGAAGTCGTACACCGGCTTGACCGGCACGACCTGGACCTACCCGCTGGAGGACGACATAGCGCATGGGCTGCTGCCGGTGCTGCGCATCGTGCTGTTCAGCGTTCGCGACGGTCTGCAGAGCTGGCAGCAACACGATATCACAATCGAACGACACGGCCTTGGCTTCCGCCTCGGCGAGGAACTTGGAGGCTTAGCACAATGACTCTTTATATGGGACCGAATACCGGCCTGCTGATCAGTGGCGCCCCCGGTGAGGGGCATTACAACGAACTGATCCGCATGTTGCGCTGGGATGACTTCCTGCGCCAACCGGTCGTCAAGGGGCGCGTCGCCACACTGCCCACAACCGGCCAGGCCGAGGGGGACACGTACATTTTCACTGGCGCCGGCTCCAATCAGAACCGCCTAGCGCGCTGGTGGGCAACGGGTGCGACCACGCCCATTTGGGAGTACATGCCGCCCAGGTTGGGCTGGCGGGTGCAGGTGGCGAACGAGACGACGCCGAGCGGCCAGGTCAAGACGTATGAGTATTCCGGCAGCGCCTGGACTGAGCTGGTGGGCGGAATGGCCGACGCGCCGAGCGATGGAAAGCCATATGCCCGCGAAAACGGTGTTTGGGCGGAGCTGGGATCGGCGGCGAAATCGGCGCTCAACGTTCTGCCGTTCATGAACCTGATGCCCGACATGGGTCGCTTCGCGGGAACCGCAGCCAATCCGCTGAGTACGATGTTCACAACGTCATGGACTCCAAGCACCTTCATCAATGGCTGGAACGGCGCCAGCCTCGCAGATGGGGGAAAGTTCGCATTCGACAACAGCACAAATGGTGGGGCAGGGCCGGCGCTCAATGCGCGGGTGCAAGCACTGCTGGCTGCGATGGGCCGCACCTGGACATCCGTTTCAAGGTACGGGGTCGAGTTCTTCACGACAGTGCTGACAGCGGGGACACAGACAACTACCGGCTCGGCCGGCGCGGATGGGGTTACGCGGTATCTATGCTGCTCAAACGGCAGCAAAACAGTTTTCAACGCGGGCGCATGGGCGACTGTCGTCATGTGGCTGCGTGTCGAAAGCGGCTCGGCTCATATCTCCTCTGCGCCCTATACGACCCATCGCCTTTGGATCAATGGGGCTGTGGCCGCTCCGGGAGTTGTGTTGCCGGCGGGCCAGTGGGTGCATCTCAGGTTTTCGATGCAGTCGTATAACGGCTATGACAACGCGTGCCCGTATATCTACGCGGCCGCAGGGGCTCAGATCGCGCTCGCCTGTCCGGCGTGGTTCGGTGGCCTCGTCGATCCGGGTATCCATGTTGCACCCATCCTGACAATCAACGGAGCAAGCGCATGACCATGAAACGAGTTCTACTGAAAGGCGAGTTCTTCGCGGAATGGGATGGCACGCTGGACGAGGCCGCAGCACTCGCTGGCGTCCCGGTCAGCGACCTGGCGTTCCATCCCGACGACCTCCTCGCCGAGGTCCAGGAGCTGCGGCGCCAGGCCTATCGCACCGAGTCCGACCCGCTGCGCCTGGAGGCCGAGTTTGACGCCATAGCCGCTGGCGCCGAGCCGGACCTGGCGGCATGGGTCGCAGCTGTCCAGGCGATCAAAGCGCGGTATCCACTACCTGAATAGGTAGTTGTGATGGCGTTCTCGTTTTTGCCACGTTCCGAAAGTCTGATGTCGAGTAGTAGATAGGAACCTTGGGATGGACGAGGTACTGAGGCAAAGGTTGCGGGCTGAACTACTGGAAGTGGGGTTTCTCAACCAGTGCTGCCTTGATCTCATGGAAAGCATGGAGGCTGAGTTCAGTCTCACTAAGGACCAGCGCGAGTGCATCGAGCAGCTCAGCCGATTTCTACGGGAGGGCATCGGCAAGCTGACCGCTCTGTCTGAACGGGTAGCCGATGGCGATATCGTCGTCCTGTGCTGACCTTTTGAAATTCTTTTGCCGCTGGCGAAACGGTTAGGGCGCGTCATTTATTGCGCAAATCCGCGCCAAATTTCGCGCCGCGCTACACCAGGCCGAGAATGAGGATCGCCGTTTCCTGATAGGCGCTGGGAAAGAGCACTCCGGGTAGGAGCAGGAGCGCCAGGCATAGGAGATTGCCGGGGATACTCGCGGCGAATCGCTGCAGGTGCGTCGAGCGTACCGCGAGCGCTGACAACCCACCAGCGACGAACATATAGGCGAGCGTCCAGTTCGGCTGCCAGGCTTTCAGTACCAGCCAGATCATGCCTGCCATGATGGCCATGGCTACTGGGGAAGGACGGTTCCCGAGCAGGACGCCGAGGAATGGCAGGCAGAAGTAGAACAACCACTCATAGGGCAGCGTCCAGGTCACCCCTGCCACGATGCGGAATGTCTCGATGAAACCGTTCATGTCAGGCTTGCTCGGTATCGAGAAGAGCAACCAGTCGAGCATCTTGCCAAGCAGGGCCGAGGGCGCCTCGCGTAGGGAAAAGCCGGTGGCCGTGAACACCAAAAGGAATAGCAGTGCCATTGCCAGGAGATAGGCTGGGAGCAGCCGGGCAATCCTCGATGCATAGACATCCAGCCATCTGATCGGCGTGCCGCGGCTGTGCAGGAGCTTGTGAGCGAAGAGGAAGCCGGTGACCATGAAGAACAGCGCGACGCTGGTCTGGCCGAAATGGGCGTAGAGCCGGGACGGCGGTAGTTGCCAGAGACCATCCTTCAGATAGTAGTACCAGATGGACGAGTGATGGAGAAAAACGAAGAACGCCAGGTAACCGCGCAGGCCGTCGATGGTGACGAACCGGGAAGCGGGCAGGCGCGCGCTGCCAAGGCGACGAATGAACTCACAGGTGGCGAGCGCAACAGCCAGGCAGGCTAGGGCAGGTAGGGCGCTGGTGGGGCTCAT